AAGTTGCAGAAGACCTTGGTATTAAGCCGTCAGAAGTTGCAGAGATTGCTGAGCAGATGAAGTCTAACCCAGCACTTGCTGAAGCATTTGTTGAGTTTACTGACAGAGCAGAATCAGCAGGGGATACCCCAATGCCATTTACATTAGCAGATGCAGTAACAGAAGTACAAACAGAAGCATTCTTGGCAGACCCACTTGGAGCGGTATTTGATGTGGACCCAGTAGAACTACTATCTAATTTCTCTGAATTAGGTATGGATATGACAGATGATCAGAGAGAAAAAGCGCAAGAAGTAATTGTCCCAGTGATCATCGTATCACAAATTGCAGGGGCAGTCATAAGGAGGAACAAATGAAGATAATCAAAAAGATGTTTAATCTTATAGGCAAGGCAACTAAGGGCTTGGCTAAATGGTTTAAAGACGCGGGAATGGAGCTAATTGCCCAGGCATTCACCCTCCTAGGCTTCTTTATTGCATGGCTAACTTTGACGGGCTCAGCTAGAGATATTGTTGGAATTGCAGTATTAATAACTACTGTAATTTGGCTAATAACTATACCACTTAGAAAAGACGATAAATAGTGTATAATTGTACTATGAGGAAAATATTCGCTATTGCTTTAGCAGGCTTATTGATGATATCATTAAGTGCATGTTCACCAGAATCTTTAAATAGATACCGCTATCCATGCCAAGATCCTAAAAATTGGGAAATTGCAGAATGCAATCCTCCAGAATGCGAAGCTACGCAGACTTGCACAAAAGATGTAATAAAAATTACACCTACTACACCAGAACAGGAAATAACAAATGGCTAAACAAAAATTAACGCCTGCAGATTTAGATGCCCGCTTAAAGTTTATTCTAGGAATAACACTCGGAAGCATTCTATTCATGACGGCTCTTGGAATTATTTATGGGTTGTTGTTTGTAACACAACCTATCGGAGCTCAGTCAGAAAATGACAAGATGTTCTTTAATGTTTTAGGTAGCATTGCAACATTTATTACAGGAACACTTGCAGGAATTCTAATTGGTAACTCAGGCGCTAAAGATATTATGGCAGCACAGATACAAAATAAAGAAGTAGATGCAAAAAATACACAGGCAGATAAAAAATTAGAAGCAGAAATTGATGCAACTGCAGCTCGTTTGGCAGCAAAGCCAGATGGAGCAATGCCAGAAGAGCAACCAGTTGATCTAGATTGGGATAAAGACTAATGGCAGAACAAGGTACAGCAGCTCGTCTAATAGAAGTTGCTACAGCAGAGCTAGGAACTATTGAAGGTCCTAAAGACAACGAAACTAAATACGGTGCTTTTATGAAAGCAAACTTCCAACCATGGTGCGGAAGTTTCGTAAACTGGTGCGGGTCAGAATCTGGCGTAAAGATTCCTAATACTGTTTACACACCAGGAGGTGCAGCAGCATTTAAAAAAGCTGGTGCTTGGATTGATGTAGATGTTGCAGATCCAGAGCCAGGAGATATAGCGTATTTTGATTTCCCTTCAGATGGCGTCGATAGAATTTCTCACGTAGGTATTGTTGTTAAAGACAATGAGGATGGAACTGTTTGGTGTATAGAAGGAAACACATCTTCAAAAAAGTCTGGAAGCCAAAGAAATGGCGGAGAAGTTTGCAAACAACTTCGTGCTTACAAGAAAAATAAAGCTGGTGTTCTTATTTCAATCGTAGGATTTGGAAGACCAAAGTTTGTTGGATCAGCAAAGATTGAAACAAAGACTTCATCAAAGCCATCTACATCACAAAAGATACCAGCAAAGATAGATCCTAAAGTTAAAGCGGCAATTGATTTATTAACTAAAAACGGATATACTGTATCAAAGTAAATGAATAAATATTTGATTAAGCTAGAAATTTCAGCAGAGGTAGAAGCTTTTGATGAAAATGATGCAAAAGAATACATCTCGGATGTATTTGGCACAGACGATGAAGTAAAGTCTGTAAAAATTGCATCAATAAAAATAAAAGGGGACAAAAAATGAAATCATTATATGATCTAGAATTAAATGCAGCAGACGGTACACCAGACTTTTTGAAAAAGTATAAAGGTAAGGTTACAATGTTTGTAAACACTACAGTAGGTTGTGGAAATGCAAACCAAATGGAGGTCTTAGAGTGGCTTCAGCAGAAATACAAAGACAGAGGCTTTGAGATTGTAGCTCTTCCAACAAATGATTACTGCGGTCCAGGAGTTACAAAGGGAGCATGGTCACAAGGATTAGTTGAAGGAATGGATTCACAAAACTATGGTTGCGATGTATACGGGACTACATTTGGATTCTCTGAAAAAGTAAACTCAATTCCAAACAGAGAGATAGTCGGGGATCTAAATGGCATAGACCAGCCATTTGGAGAGCCAAGCGAAGTTTTTAATGTAATTTCAGACCACGCAAATAATTTATGGGGTAAGGCCCTAGAGCTAGGAATACAATTCCCATTTGACCAGTATTACTCATGGTGGCTATGCCAAGGATTTTATTCTGGAGCAATTCAAGCTGCAAATTTTGAGAAGTACCTTGTAGATAAAGATGGTTTTGTAGTTAAACACTATTCTCCTTCAGTTCTCAACCTAGATGTTGAAAAAACACTAAAAGAAAACCTAATGAATGATCTAGGTCTAGACTATGGAGACTTTGGATCAGATCTATCTAGAATAGAACATAGCCCTAATATTTCAATAGAAGAGGGTGGCAGAGCGGAACTTGCCGCAGACCATGTATTAATGGTTTCACACAGACAACAAATTGCACCAGGACCAGGACATGGAAGATCTTACAAGCTATTTGAAGAAGAGTGGGATGTTGTATGCTCACACATTGAAGAATTGCTAAATGGTGAAGTTTCAATGATTAACCCAAATAAATAACAAAAACAGTTGACAACTACTGTTTTGCTCCTGTATAATAATGTATAGGTATAAAAAAGACAAATTGGACAGATGCTACATTTATATGAAAACGGAGTAGAAATTCTAAGGAACAAAATTCCTAAGAATAAGTTTGATTTATACTGGAACAATTATAATTTAATTGTTTGGGAGAAAAATAATAGCGGATATTTTGACACCAAGGGCGTTTATAAAAATAATTCCTGGGGAATCGCTAATGAGTTTCCAGTTAATTCAAAAGGGGCATGGACTCTTCCGCTAAAGTATGTCAAATATTTTAAATGAATTAGATTCAGATGAGCAATCAATAAGATGGTGGCATTTAGCTGCCTGCAATGGCATGGAAACAAATTTATTTTTTGATAAATACGAGTCTGATGTTAATATGGCTAAGGCTATAGATCAGTGTTGCTTATCATGCCCAGTTATGTTAATGTGTAGTGATGCTGGGGTAAAGAATAATGAATACGGAGTTTGGGGCGGAGTATTTTTGTCATCTGGCTTAATGGATAAAATGAAAAATGCACACAAAACAAAAGAAGTATGGAAACAGATTAAGGCAAAACAAAATGTCTAATGTTTATGATAATAATCATTTTAAGTATGGAATGAATCAATGGACTGGTGAGCCAAATAAACCAGTTTTTTATAATCTAGAAATGAAAAAAAAGTTATGGGAACTAAAAAAGCCAATGTTTTTGCTCATGGATGTTGTGGAGTACCCAGAGTTTTTAGCATTAAGATTATATGAAGATAACTTTATTCAATTTGATGGTATAGAAAAAGAAAAAGTTATAGACTATGTGTCTAGGGCAAAAAAGCTACTTGAGTCATATGGGGTTAGAGTAGAGCTTGAAGGAAGGCCAATGGCATGAACGAATTAAAGTCAGAACATATTTCCGTAGTCGACAACTTTTTAAAAGAAAACTCAAACGGAAGCACCCACTATATGCTAACTATTGCAAGAGATGGAGAAAGCCCAGCTAGATCAATTTATCATTACAACGGCCCAATTGATGTAACCGAAGCTTATAATAAATACACAGACTGGGGATTTGCAAAAGAATATCTAACTGTAACAATGTATGGCCCAGGGGGACAACTTGCACAAAAGGTACTTCGTAGGTCATCTGGCGGAACGCAAGGAGACTGTACATTTGTAAGAGAAGACTACATAAAGGCAGAAAGTATTATATTAAAATATAAAAGTGATATGCAAGAAGACAAATATAAGAGCCTAGTAAAAGATTTTGCTGGGCTATTTTCAAGAGACAACATCAGATTTGATGTAAGTCGTTTTTTTAAAGCAACAGAATGCGAAGAGGTTTTTGAATGAGTGAAAAGATATTTTGTTATTCATGTAACAAGACAAAGAATAAATTGAACTTAAGAAAATCATCATTATTGACAATTAACTTGTTCTTGTGTCAAACATGTATAGACAACAAGTTTGAGCCTAGATGGGTAGTATTAATTGCTGGCAGACAAAATGGACATGAGCATGTTAAAGATTTTATACAGAAAAAAAGATATATTGGCGCAGAAATTGCAGCATCTGAGCTATTAGTTTAGATTAAATATAAGGTATAATATGATATATAATGGAAATATCATATATCACCATAGTGGTTTCAATATTAGCGGCAAGCTTAAGTGGTTTTGGTACCGCCATCGTTGCTGGTATTAGAGACGCCAAAAAAGAAAAAAATAGGCGGGAAGAGAAAGAAAAAGACCAGCTCAGATTAGATATGAAAGATCTTAAGATTGAGTTATATCAATTAGAGAAAGAATTAACTGAGTGGAAAGACAAATATTATAAAGCCATCCAGGATTTAATTGAAATGAAGTCTGAATTAGATAATGTAATTAATCAATTAAATCACCTAGAATATCATGAGATGCTGGACACAGAATAATTAAAATAGTACAATAGAAATATGACTTGTATTGTTGCAATTGCCCAGGGTGGTGTCGTTTATATGGCATCAGACCATGCTGCCTCTGACGAAAAAACTGGTTGGATCCTGTCAAGAAAAGAACCAAAGTGTTTTAAAGTTGGTCAGTATGCTATTGCATTTACAGATTCATTTCGCATGGGGCAAATTCTTCAGTATATGTGGACTCCACCAAAATACACACCAACAAAAACTAATTCTGGATTAGATAAGTTTATGAGAACTAAGTTTGTTGATTCTGTTAAGGCTGCATTTAAAGAGCATGGATACGGAAGCATTGGATCATCATCTGAGGAAGATACTGGTGGAATTTTTATAGTAGGTCTTGAAGGTAGAATCTTTACTATAGATGAAGACTTCCATGTTGGAGAAAACATAGTAAACTATATGGCAGAAGGAAGCGGTGGACAGATAGCATTAGGTGCACTTCATGCTACAAAGAATCAAAAGAACCCAAGACTGAGGCTTAAGGCAGCATTAGAAGCAGCAACTGAGTTTAATATGAGCGTATCTGCCCCCTATACATACATTCAAGTTTAGTGTATAATTAGACAATGGACATCAACGACCTAAGACCAGATTATTCTCACTCAATGGACGTAAGAGGTGTACCAACACACATATGCCCATGCGGTTGTGAAATATGGAACCTTAAAGTTCTTTTTGAGGATTGTGAAATTGCAACGTACTTTTTAGACATGGAGTGTGCTAATTGTGGCACACTAGCAACGGCGCCAACGCCACTGGATAGAGAAGAATAAATATGAGATCACAAAGAAGAATTGATATGCTAGAGCTTGAACTATATAAGCTTAGAATTGAATTAGATATAATGCATGAGATTATGAGCAACGTAATTAATACTCAGGTACAAGCGGCGGAAGCAAGAAACATGGATTCTGGTAAATGGTATCCACGCAAGAACCCAACACAAAATTCATAATCTATTGACAACCATCGCTGAATTTAGTAGAATTAGCTTTATGAAAAAACTAATAACTATGGCAATTATCGCCAGCACACTCGCTATTACCACAATGCCTGCACAGGCAAATCTAAAGCCAAAAACAGTTGTCCCAACATTGGCTATTTTAGACACAGCGCTAGACACATCAATCCCATCAATTAAGTCAAGACTAGTTGCTGAGGTATGCATTTTAGATTGGCCATCATGTCCAAATAAAACTAAATTTATGGAGGGCGCAGGAGCATCAGTTCTTCCAATTAGTATGTTATCAACAAATAACTTTAACCATGGAACACAAATGGCTTCTGCAGCAATTGCAGCTAATCCAAACATTAATATCGTATTCATTCGAATTGTTGGAAACACAACAAAGGGCGGGGTACAAACGTACGGACTAAACACTCTCGTAAACGCTTTAACATGGGTTAATAACAACAAAGCTAAGTACAATATTGTAGCGGTTGCATCATCTCATGCTACTAATGCTCCAGTTATTAAGCGCAGCGCAACATCTGCTTATTGTTTACCAACAGCAGTTGATACAGTAGTTTCTAATTTAAATAACTCTGGTGTACCAGTATTTTTCCCTTCTGGAAATAGTGCTGGAAATCCAAGTATGAAGGGCAAGATTGAGTGGCCAGCATGTATTAGCCAGTCAATTGCAGTTGGTGGAGTTGAAACTCTAAATCTAGATAAGCCTCAAGTTTCTTTAACAAGTAACTATGATGTAAACCTTGTAGATCTGTGGGGTGAAATCCAGCAGCCAACTATTTATCCTGGAAATGTTAACGGGTATTCTTATGGAACATCTGTTTCCGTTCAGGTAATTGCTGCAAAGTACGTACACCTTAAGACTACAAAGCCTACATTAACATCAGCACAGCTGATTTCATTAATGAAGACTGCTTCTGATCCAGTAGAAAACTCTTATGGACAAAATGTTTATCTGTTTAAGTTGAGTAAAGTAATCAATGGATAGCAAGTTAACTATCCTTGAAGAAATAATCAAGGAAATTGGTGAGGAGTTGTACCAGAAATGGTACAACGCCCTTGCCATTGAAGATAGAACAGAAGAAGCTTCAAAAGCGATGTCTACAAATGCTGGTGAGACAGCACTCTGGGTTATTCAAACATTTATGAATAAGTTTAATAATGCAGCGGACGAACTAAAAGGAGAATAGATTGATAGTTACAGATGAAAGCTTTGATAGAGTACTAGATTCTCACAATCTAGTCCTTATTGATTTCTGGGCTCCATGGTGCGGACCATGCTTAAAGGTGTCTCCAATATTAGATGAGATATCAAATGAGTGCGGGCTCTGGGTAGGAAAGCTAAATGTTGATGAAAATCCTATAAAATCAGCAGAATACTCTGTAACTTCTATCCCTTATATGGTACTATTTAAGTCGGGGAAACCAGTAAAGACTATTACTGGAGCAAAACCTAAGCATGTAATGCTAGAAGAACTTTCAGAATGGATCTAGAAAACATAGATTCAAATCATTTAGAGTTTGAGATATGGCTCAAAAATGGTTACGATAGAGGCTGGGTCTCAGATGTATTTTGCGATACACACGATGGTCCGCCTTTAACAGATGAAGAAATGCAAGAATGGGAAGAAGGAGGAGATCCCTGCTCTTTCCATGTAAAAGTAAATGCACTACACTAAATTTCTGTAATCGCAAAGATGACAGAGGAAATAAGGAGAATAAATTAAATGAACTCATTTAAGAAAATCGCACTAGCCATGGTTGCAGCCATGACTTTGGGCACAATGGTAGCAACACCTGCAAGTGCTGCTGTAATGACAGTCGCTGTAGAGCTTGCTGGAACGGCTAACACAACCGCTTCATCAATCTCAACACCTGCCGCATTGCCAGTTCCTGCAGACAACACAGTTGACGCTGCAGACGCACTTAAGTTCGTAGCAACAGTTGACACAGGAACAGCAGTTTCTGTAGTAGCAACAAACGCAACAATCGTGTCTGCACTACACACAACTGCTGCACCAGTAGGAGCAACATCAGGATCATCATCTTTGACAGTTGCAACTGGTACAGGAACAACAGCAACATTTTATGTCTACACAAAGACAACAGCAATCGGTACAGTTGTAATTACCAATGGTGGAACACAACTTACATACTACGTACAGGGAACTGCTGGTAAGATTAATACTCTTACAGTATCCGCTCCTGCTACAGGTGCTGCTGGTACAAAGCAAGACATCTCAGTAACTGCAACAGATACATTTGGTAACAAGGTATCTGCTAAGTCAATTACTGCAACAGTTTTTGCTTCAACAGCAACACTAGACACAGCAACAGCAACAACTGGTGCTACACTTTCAGATTTTGGAGTTGCAAAGTTTGTCGCAACACTTCCAACAACTGGAACACGATCACTAATCACATTTTCACCTACAACATCATCGGATGCAACAACTGTAGATGTAGTTGGTCTTCCTGCTCGTGCACTAGCACCATTTGCAGAAATTACAGTTCGTGATCTAGTATCAGAACTTGCTGCTGAGAAAGCAGCACTTGCTGCTGAAAGAGCAGCACACGCTTCAACAAAGGCTCAACTAGAGGCAGAGGTTAAGGCAAAGTCTGCACTTGCAGAAAGCCTAGCAAAGGCCAATGCTGACATAGTAAAGGCAACAGCAGAAGCAACTGATGCAAAGAAGGCAGAAGCAAGCGCTCTAAAGGCACTTGCAGATGCAGGCGTTGCTGCTGATAAGATTATTGCACAGTTCAAGTTGGACTTGGAAGCAGCGAATGCTTCACTTGCAACACTTACTGCAGAACTTGCAGAACTAAAGGCTTCACATGCCAAGGCACTTGCTGATCTAAAGGCTACATCAGATAAGGCACTTGCAGATGCAAAGGCTGCTTCAGATAAGGCAGTTGCAGATGCTGTAGCAACAGAGAAGGTAGCGGGTGCAAAGTCACTTGCAGATGCAAAGACTGCATCAGATGCTGCTCTACTCGCTAAGGATGCACAGATTGCTAAGTTGACTGCAGATAATGCTGCAGCGATTAAGTCTATGAAGGCTGCATTTAATAAGTTGGCTACTCAGTGGAATAAGAAGAATCCAAAAGCTAAGGTTACCTTGCTTAAGTAATTAGTTTAATATGGGGCAGGTTCCCCTGCCCCATATTTACTATTATGATAAAATAGATATTATGGAATGGGATCATTTTCACGTAATTAAAAAAAAAGTTTTAAATGAATTAATTAAAGATATGGAAAGTTTAGAAATTCCACCAGACTGGAGACCACGAGAGGTCTTAAGTTTAGTAATTAGAAAATTAAAAGAAAAAGAGGAATCATGTTAAAGAATTTAAAAAATTGGTTAGGATTCAATTCAGTTGAATCTCAGGTTGAAGCCATGCTAGAAGAAATTAAGACTTCGGCTAAGAAGGCACCAGCAAAGAAGGTTGCTAAGAAGGCACCAGCAAAGAAGGTTGCTAAGAAGGCACCAGCTAAGAAGGCAGTAAAGTAGTGGAATCAATAAAGAAAGTTTCCATAAAGGCGACTTGCTACACCATATATCATGTAACTGTTTCTGCTTTAATTTTTTCTACTGTAATATATTTTATTACTGGGAAATGGGAATATGAATATCTTGACGAATTTGGTATTGGTCTTCTAGGATATATTCTGTGGGAACTTTTTGGTTATTCTGTTTTTGAGATGATTTGGCCAAAAACTGAAAAAGCCTTTAAAAGAATTTGGGCAAAGTTTGGCGGTAAGGTTAAGTAATGGGAAAGCACCTAGATAAGATGCAGAGAGCTTTGGCTCAAAGACAAGCAGCAACATATGCCAGCGGACAAAAAAAGCCTGGTTCAATGAATATTAAAAAAACTGGGTATAGAGGCCAAAGGGCAAAAGGTCCTAAGTAGTGTTTAGTGGATTGTGTGAAATGGCGGGATGCGGTAAAAAAGCAACCAGACTTACTTCAAAGCCAGAAGGCCCTATCATAGATATTTGTGACGATTGCTGGCATCAGATATACAGATCTTAATCAACTAAATGCTATAATAGAGTCATAAGCGGAATACTAGTCCCGCTTAAATAAATAACCTATAGGAGTAATAACATGTCAGACGGAAAAGATTTAAACGGATTTACATCACCAAAGGTAAACGATTCAACAGTATGGGGAAACAACGAGCAGTACGCAGCTGATCCAAAGGCAGCATTCCCATCAACAGACGTTTCAAACCAAGCGCAGGCTCAAGGTCCTAAGTAATATGTGCTTTGAATGCGGTTGCGAAAGCGTAGGCAGCGAGACTGGAGTTAAAGAAGTTAGTATCCAGGATGTATCAGATCAGAGGAATCAATAATGTGTAAAGATTGTTCATGTGGAAAAGATGAGCAGATTCAAAATGAATCAGCTCCATCACCAGCTAGTAACAATGTTGTGACCATCTCACAAATTAAGGGAGCATAGTGTCAGAAAATGTTGTAAACTCTGGAGAGGCAACAAAAAAGAATCCTTCTCAGGGTAAATTTAAATCTGGTATACAGGAAAAAAGACCACCAATGAAAATTGATGTCAATAAGCATGGAATTAGAAGAGAAACACCAGCAGTTCCACCTAAAAAATTTGGTAGAAAGAAGGTTTAATTATGGAAGCATTATCACAGACCACAAGTCAACTTGGAGGAAAACTCCTAGGAGGAGGGGGAACTGGGATTTGGCAGTACGAAAACTTTCTTTCTAAAGAAGAGTGTGAAGAATTAATTAAGTTCTTTAACGCAAATGAGGAAGAGTGGAGATTTATTTGCTTCTACGGATCTTACGGTATGCATGTCGTTTCTCCATTTACCAAAGATCATGGTACTTCAATAACTGAAGAATACATGGCAAACCTAAGAGAAAGAATGATTCAGTATTGTTCTGATGCTGCTGGAAGACCTATGAAGATTAACAGCATGCATGCACAGAAATGGGAGATTGGTGCTTACGCAAACGATCACTCAGATAACACAGACCTTGATGGCGAAGATATGGGGTGGGCTGATAACAAGCAGTACTCTGGTATATATCTAAATAGTCAGCCAGACTATGAGGGTGGGGTTTTAAGATTTAGAGATCACAATTTAGATGTTGTTCCACCAACTGGTTCATTCGTATCATTCCCTGGAGGTGTAGAAAATATTCATAGCGTTTCTGAAATTACCGCTGGAACAAGATACACCATAGTTATATTCTGGGATTATGCAGATGCATGGTATTCTGAAGCGCAGTTGCAAGAGTGGGAAAGATTAATTTTTAAAGAAAGAATTCATCAATATCAATTAAAGCAGCAGTGGAAAGATAAGGTAGCTCATCCGCTACTAGAAAATCCTTATGCTGGAGTAGATAACCCAGAAGAATTACCAGAAGGACTAATGGAAAGCTTGACTTCTGCAGACATTAAATGTAACGCTAGAAGAAATCAAGAAGCCGCCATTAAAGCTGGCACGGTTCCAGCGGGAGTAATTGTTGATCAGATAATTACAGAGGAAGATGTTTGATCTAGAAAAGGCTGTAAAGCATCACGGAACCTTTATCTTTGGCTCTCCAGAAAATTCGGAGGGGATTGATAAAAACGGCGATGCATATGATTATTCTTTTATGACAGAGACTGGTAAAGTTTCTTATGTAAAAAAAGATGAAGAATCGTATCTGGTTACTATAAACAATATCATCTCAGATAAGATTGAAACAAGAGTAGTCAGATTGGATCAACTTACTAAATGGTTTTATGATCTATCTAACCAGTACTTTAAAGAAAACATAGAAGAAATAGAATTGGAGAGCTAAAAATGGAGTTTAATGAAATAGAAGATTCTGTTGGTTCTGAGCGAGAAAAAAACTTTAAAGATTATTTTATTAAGAATAAGCAAATTCTAGAAGATAGAAAAGTTATAATAGATAAAGAGCTATGGTATATTCCAGATTTTCTTACAAAAGAAGAACTCGATTACATAAAGCCATTTTGCGATGATAAAACTGGATGGTATCTAACATCAAGATCTAGCTCCATTAGAAATAAATTTATTGGGGTTAACTATAGAATGCACCCAGAAGGAACTATATGCCCAACACGTGGTATAGATTTAAGCAACAGCGCAATATTTCCAGATGAAACAGATTCACGATATCACCCAGAGTTGTGGTACAAGTCTGAAGGAGTATTCGATAGAATGAAAGTAGTACTTCCAAATAGATTGAATGAAGACATAACCTTACAATCATTCTGGCCTTTAGATGATTCAGATCACAGCGGTGCATATCAGTGGCACTGGGAAAAAAGTATGGCAGCAGAACTTGGAGATACAGAGTTTAATGATTTTGGAATGACTGCAGCATGGTCTATGTATATAAATGAAGACTTTGAAGACGGACAGCTTGAATTTGCTTATAAGCCGTATGTAATTAAGCCTAAAGCTGGAATGCTAATATCAATTCCAATGACAAAAGAATTTACTCATCGTGTAACTCCAGTAAAAAATGGAGAAAGGCATACTCTTTACGGAACATGCTTTAAAGATTTAAATGATAGAGAAATTTCTAACGGAGAAACCTGCTAAAGTATTGAAGTAACACCATTGTTGCTGTTCAGTATGTTGTTAATTAGAATGGATTCATATTGATGAAATCAGATAGAATAGTCATAGTTGGTGGCGGGTCTGCTGGATGGATGACAGCATCTACTTTGATCAAAGAGTATCCAGATCGAGATATAACCCTAATAGAAAGTCCAGATGTACCAAAGATTGGCGTAGGAGAGTCTACTACAGTTGGCTTTATAGCTTGGCTGAGCACTTTAGAAATAGATCACGAAGAATTTATGGAGTTTACTGACGCTGCATACAAACTATCAATTAAGTTTACAGACTTTTACGCTTTAGGCGATGGTGGATTCCATTATCCATTTGGTGATCCTTACCAGGGTAACTGCACTCAAAGAGGAGCAAACGACTGGCATATATTAAAATCATTAGATCCTTCAACAACAAAACAAAGCTATGTGGACTACCTATTTCCATCATCAGTAATGATGAAGGAAAATAAAGTTTTTATGCCAAAGAGCTTAAAGCAGATGGATGGATTTGATTTCATGAAAGACATGGCATTGCAGTTTGATGCAATAAAATTTGCTGAATACTTAAAGGAAAAATATGCAAAGCCTAGGGGCGTAAAGCATATTCAGGCAAATATAGATGAGGTTATCAAAGATAAAAATGGAATACAGGGTCTTAAGTTAAACAACGGAGAGTTTTGCGATGCAGATCTATATATAGACTGCTCTGGTTTTAAAGGACTTCTTATAACAGAAGCCCTTGGAACAGAATTTGAATCTCATGAAGACAGGTTGCCAGTAAATAAAGCGTGGGCGGTACAGATACCTTATGAAGATCCAGAGAAAGAAGTAGAACTATTTACCAATTGTACAGCCCTTGGTTATGGTTGGGTTTGGAATGCTCCACTTTATTCTAGAATAGGCACTGGATATGTATACTCAGATAAATTTACATCATCAGAAGATGCCTTGGAAGAATTTAAAGATCATTTAAGAAAGACTCACGGTGAACACAGAATTGAAGGCCTAAGCTTTAGAGAAATTAGTTTTAGGTCTGGGATAGTATCTAAGCCATGGAACAAAAATGTTGTTGCTATAGGTCTATCTGGAGCTTTCTTAGAGCCACTTGAATCAAACGGTTTAAGATTTATACACTCACACTCACTGCTTATTTCAAGAATGATATCCAGGGGTCACTATAATAAGTTTGATCAAGAAGCATATAACCTTGAAGTAAAAAGAGATTTTGATTCATTTTCATCTTTTGTTCAATTACATTACATATTAACTTCAAGAACAGACACAGAGTTTTGGAAGTTCATGTCTACTAGAGATGTCCTGCCAAATAGCAGAGCATTTCTTAATTCAGAACACTTAATGTCATTTAGCTCAGAAATTATGAATAAGGTAAGCAACAAGTCTTTGCATGTTGATAGATGGTGCGGGTTTCATTGTATTGCTGTAGGAAATGAATGGGGTCCAGTAACCAAGCAGGTAATTAGAGAGTGGCAACATATATATCCATCAAAAGACTTTAATGATATTGCTCAAACTTTTAAATCCAGAAGCGAATCTTCTGTGAAAAAGTGGACAGAGGCAATTAAAGATGCACCTAATCACCATAAATACTTAAAAGAAAGATTTCACAATGAAGTTTAGAAAAGATTGGATAGTTGCTCTTGGCACTATGCGCCACAGAGAGTACTGGAATCTGCCAAACACGGTTGAGTTTTTTGCATTTATGACAAAGGCTGCAATTATTATCCCAGGACTTATTTTTGGAGTTCAAATTTGGTGGCTATTCATATTTGCTTTAGTTACCAGCCTAGCATTGATATGGTCATCAACAGTAAAGACTCTTCCAACATTAATATGGTTTAATATAATATGGTCACTGCTTGCCATAACTGCACTTTCAAAACACTTTTTAGGATTATCTTGATTATGCTATTGACTGACCGCATTGTGTATAGTATAATATAATATATGAAAACACTTATTATTATTTTTATTTTATCTTTAGCTGTCTGCGGATATCTGGGATATAGACTGTATCAAGAAATTTCTGTAATTATGGAAGCAAAAAAAATACAAGATAAATCGGCACAGGATCGGTTTTGGGCAAGTCAACAGTCGTTCGAGGAGTAAAAAATGATTAAGCCATTTGGCAACTTATTGTTAGTTAAAGAGAATAAGGTAGAGGATAGAACTACTTCATCTGGTATAGTTTTAATGGCTTCGCTTAGCGATTCTCCTCTCAGGGTTGGAAAGATACTTGATCTTGGAAATGGTGAACACAACTATAAGGGTGAGCTTATACCAATTAATGGGCTAGCCATTGGGGATAGTGTGTATTATAACCAAAACAGTGGAACTGATATTGAAGATGAAGACGGAGAAAAGTATTTGCTTTTGAATACAAAAAGCGTACTAGCGATTAAGGGGTAAAGTTGAGAAAAGGGTTTATCTTTAAAGTTTTATCTAACTCCGTTTTGCTGCAGGTTAAAACTAAATCACCAGAGAAGTGGCTTCTTGTAGACAGAGAAACTGGACAGGTTTATCAAGGTAGTGAAAAAGGTCATTGGGATAGATTAGATCCAGTTATAAAATATACTGATGATTCTACTATATTGTAACTAATTTAGCGAAAAAAGTGCGGCGGAAAATAGAAGGCTATTGACAGTACCTGTCGTATATTATATAATAAACTATAATGATAAATAAGATTATATGCAAAATTAAAGGCCACATTCTTGTAGAAGCAGGCACATGCCCATATACTGGATCAACATATCAATATTGTGAAAGATGTGCTGCAATGATTCCAATTCAGTTGGCAGTATGAAAGAGCCTAAGATTATGAAAATGGACTGGCGTCCTTTGGGATATTGGCCAGTATATAAAGATGGAAAGCTTACATGGGAAAAGGATCCAAAAGATGATTGAATGGTTAGCAAGACGTATATTCAGTTGGACAAGCCTTAGAGAATATGTCTTCGATGAAGTTCATATGTATGATCATTTAGATACAATTGTTAATGACCCAGAAGGAATGAAGATAGCATCCTCAAGCTGGATGGAAGGCGATATGTGGTATGGTTGGACATATGATAGTAAAGCAAACCGTTACTATTTTGATGATATTGGTAATAAATCCCTTATCGGTTTATGGGAAGATCAATTCCTAAGCAAGGCAGACTAACATTTCAGGTTCCTATAATGGTCGTAGAGCGGTTTCCGAAACCGATAATGAAGGTCCGATTCCTTCACCTGGAGCTTAGTGCCTAAACATTGGGAAGATAAGTCTCAGTGGATAACAAATTGCCCTATTTGTTATTGTGCAGTAACTCATCAATTAAGAGATTATCATATTCAATATCATGAAGATTTGATCGCAATTAGTGAGGTCGGCGAAAATAGAGAGATCCCAGTCAACTACGTTGACACAACTGATGGTATAATAGATACCTAACGATAAGGGTATATTAAATATGGAACAGTGGGTAAATAGCTACGCCTCATACGTGCTTGTTTTAAGCGGTGCTGCAGCTATGTTTGTAATTGGCAGGAAGAAAAGATTTGGTTGGCTCTGGTTCATATTTAATGAATTTATGTGGACTGCATATGCTTTGATAACAAAGCAGTACGGTTTTATTCTTGGCGCTATCCTTTATGGGATAGTAGGTGTTAAATCTTATTTACACTGGTCTAAAAAGGGAATAAGCAAGATACATTAATAGGGGGAACCAATGGCATACTCTAGATTTACAGACAGCGACATTTATATATACGCTCATGTAGGCGGATGGATAGAATGTGCTGCATGTTGGCTAAATGAACGTTCAGATGAGTATTCCTTATTCTCAATGTCAGAAGAGATCCACGATGATGGGCATTTGATTACCCATGTGAGAGAGCATATCAAAGCAGGCCACGACGTGCCACAAGGACTTCTTATGGACATTCTTTCAGATGAAGAAAGATATGGTAAGATATGAGTATGGATAATATTGAATTAACAGATGAAGAGATCTCAAAAGGGTATCAATCAGACAACCCAGATGAAGATAAATGGGATAACATTGAGAAGGCTTGCTGGAGCGGATACAAGCAGGTAGGTATGAAGGACAAGGGCGGGAAAAGAGTTCCCAACTGCGTACCTGTAAAGAAGTCCCTATTTGGCACAGAAGGCCCTCAGAACCTCATACCAAGGAACAAGTAATATGGGTATACTAGATAACCTTGAAGCATATCTAGAAAAGGCGGACAAGACAGATAAATGTCATTACTGCCAAGCCATAGCTACATATAATGATTTAGCTGAAATAGATCAAACATATAAGATAGTAGGCGTATGTGCATGTCATTCATTTAAAGGATTATCTTCTTAATATTGACCGAAAGTGAAGTCGAAAAGTAGAGACCCCCTTGTCAGTACCTGACATAAATGCTATACTGAATATATGATTCAGAACTTAGAAATACCTGATCCATTTGATACCTTTGTGGCACACAAATATGCCAATTTTAAGGGTGCCAAATATGACTTCTTTAGCGGTGAATGGGACATGGCATGCGGTGCATGTGAAGAACCATTAAACGCTCCAACTAAGAAGATATTGACTAAGATCAGGCTATATCATACTCGTAATGAATGTCTTGGGGGATACTGATGAGCGATATTGATCCTGACAGATCAATGCGTCTTAAATTAGTTATAGAAGAGATGCTTAAAGATATTGATATGAGCGGTGAAGAGTGGAATGATTATGATGAAAATGGTGTCCCATATTGGGGAAAATAAAGAGTCTTAACAAAACATTTAAGCCATATAAAGCTCAATTTGATAGATGTCCCCTACATATCAAGATCATAGCCGTTTTGTGCGTTATGTACCTATCTGTCCCAATTGACCCATTTGATATATTATTTCCCTGGGCGGCATTTAGCGATGATCTATTCATAGCAGGGGTCCTACTCAAGATATTGCACAAACACGGCGGGCTACCAGAAGAGGATAAGACTTCCCCTATAGACCTACTAAGAGATATATTCAAGAGAACAGATAAGAAACAAGAGGATACTTCCCTTGCAGTACATTTATTTAAAGATAATGTATGTAGCCATTGTGGATTAATATCAACCAATCCTACCAAATAGACCAAGGATAAGCTTTAGAGAATTAAAGCAATTTGGTCTCTACCCATTATATCCCCCCTCCCTTTATCTCCCTTGTATGAGCCTCCTAGAGGCTTATTTAGTGGAGTATTGTGGAGTAAAGTGGAGAATCATACTATCAATTTAGATCTAAATACTATCATTATAACTATCTAAACATATGTGTGTAATTGAGCATATCATATGATGGGGCGTAATGTCAATAGCGCCCATATAAAGCATATTGGCCAATATTTGTCAATAGCTTTCATATAAAATTCCAGGAAATTTTTTTATTTGGTCGTAAAGAGCAATTTTGGCCCATATTTATGGCAAAAAATTATGTCTAATTCTGTATAATTTGTCTCATATAATGAGATATTTTATACAGATTTTGACAGATTTTATTCAATATGCATACAAATTCCAGCATATTTTTACATGCGTCGTAAAGAGAAAATTTGGCCCATAAATTGGGCATAAAAAAATGGGACATATAGCTAATTAAAGCCATATGCCCCATAGGGGAAGTTATCTTAGAATGAATCTAAGTCCATTATATATTTGCTATCTCTTACTCTTGTTTCTTCAAGGGATTTAATTGTTAGGTTTCTATCCACCGCCCCGTACTTTGCCTCAATCATATCGTTGAGAGCATCAGCCAGAAGCAATCCTTCGGATGTATATCCCTTATCCCATTCTGACTTTAATCTAAGGGAATTGTATTGGATAATATATCTAACTAGTTCCATTAGCCTGTCTTGGGTGTATAAGGTATGTTCAGTTGTTAATACGTTTGCCATTACGGCAGGGGAGAAGTTAGCATTGTTTAGATAATCTGTTAGTTTTTCTGCCGCTTTGAATTCGTTCGCTTTAGCCATTGAGTTCCGCCTTTCGTTTTGATTATACCATTGACCACTGACATTTGTAAATGAAGCGAGGACCCTCCCCTTTCCCGTTTCCCACAGAGAGGAGGATCCCCACACTTAGTTTATTACTTGACGTTCTTCTTGTCTGTGAAGACTACGCCCTCTTGTGCCGCCTTGTTGATAACGCCTAGAGCTGCAGCTGAAAAGCGACCACGCTTTCCTACAGTAATTCCCTGGGCCTTTAGGTATTCACGAGTTGTTGTTGGTGTTGACATTTGTTTGATCCTTTCTAGATCTT